CGCCGGTATCCATATCGACTGCCATGTCGTTGATGCGGCTCGCTACGTTTTTTGCAAGTTCTGCGTGGTTCCATGACTTGCGGTCTGCGCCAGATTTTTTCTCCACCTTGTGACCGCCCTCGAGATTCACCTCCGGGATGTCGCCCATCTTGTCAATCATGATTTTGCACGCTCCGTCATACACAACAGAGATGTCCGCCTTGAGTGAGTGTAGGCCGACAATTGCATCGGCGAGTTTGGAAATATCCACGTCGTTTTCAGAGAGTGCAACAAATTGCTTCTCAAGGTCGATGAGAGCAGAACTTATTTGAGTGAGTTGCTCTTGCCATTGCTCGTAGGTTGATGCATCAGTACTCATAATCCCTCCTAGGTTTTATAAGTGTAGGTTTTAGGTGTCAGATAATTATAGACACCGGACGGCGCTGTGGCAACCCCAAACCAGCAAGATATGTAAATGCACCGACTGCCGAGTCGACCTGGTCGTCGTGGTCGCAGGCTTCAGGGAAAGACGAAAACTCATCAAGCCAATCCGTCAACCATGCCCCACGAACAACTCTTACGTTTCCATTAGCTACTGCTGCGGCAAATGGCCGAGACCTGGTCTCCTTGTCTCCGGTGGAACGAATGCCTTGGAAGTCATAGCCTGGCAAAACGTATCTCGCATATTGGTCAACGAGGGCCTTGCCTGAAGAGCCGGGCTCCTGTTCCATTCTCACTGAAACCGAATGCCCGTCCTCGTAGGCTGTTTGAGCTATTAGCTGTTCGACTTTCTCGTTTTTGACCCGGGCGCGCTTTACGTCCAGGATGTAGGCGATTCCTTGGTCAAAAAGCATTAACGTTCCCACCGTATAGTCGGGGTCAGGGTTTGAAGGACCAGGCTCGGAAGCCGCCAAATCCCAGAATCGAACCGCTCTCGCAGACGATAAAACCTGCGGAACTTCCTGGTGGTCAATAACAACAAAATTAGTTCTATCGAATAAAGTTCCCAGAGTAGTAGCCCACCAGTCGCCCATTTCGAGACGACGACGCTCAATCGGGTCAAGTGCAGAGAGGGCCTGTCGATACGAATCGGCATCGATGCCGGGGTTGTCGGTCAGCTTGGAGGGTACAAATATTCTGTTCTGCTCCCGCCCCTCAACGATGAATCTCTGGCGGACCCAATTGGGAGCGGGGTTTGATGCTGCCCGCATACGAAGTGGGACTTTGGATAGTTCTCCAGTTGAAGGCCTTCTTAGTCGAGAAAAGAGATAGCGATAATCTGATTCTCGAATTTCGGTCACCTCATCCATACCAATGAACTGGAATTCAGAGCCCTTGTATCTCAAGTAGTCATTCGTATTATTCAGGTATCCGAAAGATATTCGTGCCCCAGACGGGAAAGTAGCTACGTAGGTGTTGTTATTCCAATGGACTTCATCATAATTAGTTATCCATGAACGAAATCGGTCCATCAGGGCTCCCGGCAGGGCCAGGTCGGCATAGGTTTTTCTGAACAGGATTGCGGAATACCCAGGTATGTCAACGTACTGGAGGGCGGACATCAAAAGAGCGGATGATTTTCCTCCGCCAGCCGCACCGCCAAAAAGCGCTTCAATTGAGTAGGTACGCAGAAATACATTCTGTGTAATTGAAGGAGCTTCAGGACAGTAAAGCGGTTCCTTTGGTTTTAAATACTGAAGTACTTTGTTCCAGTCAGTCATGAGTTCTCATTCAAGCCACGTATTGGTACTAGTATTTAATCACATGTTCAGTGCTTATCCGAATGGGGTTCGATGAAATTCGCACAATGGTTTACTCGGTCAAGAGCTGCCAATCTTCTTATCGCGTCATTTATAATTATGACAACGATAGGCGCTTTCATTTTTAGTATTCCGGTGGGTTTTATAGTCGCCGGAGTGTCGTGCGGCGCCGTCGGGCTCCTTCTCGGACTGGAATAAATATAAAACATGGCTTGGAACTCCTCTAAAAACAAGTCACTTGGCTCGGCTTCGGAAAAATCCATTCTTGGCCCAGGTGCTCCAGTTGCATTCAACGCTGGCACGGTCGGCAAGCCGTATCGCGACTCGTGGGATATTGAGCGGGCATACCGCGAGGGGATGCAGAAGGTTACTTGGGTCAATCGGTGCATTGACGCAATCGCAGGAAATCAGGCGCGGCTCCCAGTAATTCTACGAAAAGATAATTCTCCGGATGGGAAAATTGTCACCGACAATAAAGACAATAAAATTCTCGACCTTCTTAATACAAAGTCGAACATCGGTGAAAACTCTTTCGTGTTCAGATATCGACTCTCGTCACAACTCTTGCTTTCGTCGCGTGGAGCTTTCATCGAAAAGGTCCGTGGCAGGGACGGAAGCATTATTGGTCTTCACCTACTCCCCCCTCAGCACACTGCGCCAATCCCGCACCCAAAGACATTTGTCTCTGGTTTCGAAGTTGACATGCGCAATGGAACAAAAATTACGCTAAAGCCAGATGACGTTGTTTGGATTCGCAAGCCACACCCGCTTGACCCCTACCTCTCGCTTACTCCACTCGAGTCAGCCGGTATTGCAGTAGAAATTGAAAATCTTTCAAAAATATACAATCGCAACTTTCTCCTAAATGACGGACGTCCTGGTGGCTTGCTTGTCGTGCGTGGAGAAATAGATGACGACGACAAAGACGAATTGCGCAGCAGGTTTAGGGGCAATATAAACCGTGCTGGCGCAATAACAGTTGTGTCTTCAGATGAGGGAGTGGACTTCGTCGACACCGGCTCTAATCCGCGCGATGCGAACTATATCCAAATGCGCCAAATCACCAAAGAAGAAATTCTTGCTTCATTTGGTGTACCAGAATCAGTAATCGGAAATGCTGCAGGCCGCACATTCAGCAACGCAGCCGAAGAACACCGTGTCTTTTGGAATGAGACGATGCTCCCGCACATGGAACTGATTGGACGCGGGCTAGATGAACTCGACGACGAGTACTACATCGATTTCGACACATCAGAAGTGCCAATTCTTGTTTTGTACAAACAGGAACGTGAAAGATATTTGCTTGATGAGTTTCAGAACGGCCTCATCAGCGGCAACGAATACAGAAAAGGAACTGGCCGAAAGTCGATTGATTCGGACCTGATGCAAGCCATGTTGGCGAATCCAAACCTGACTCCGATTGGATACACAGACAAGAAGTTTGATTCAACACAGCAAGCGCAGATGGCTGGAGCTCAACCTGGAGTCCCCGGTGTCGCTGCGGCAGGGATGATGCCAGCCCCAGAGGCAGCTGCCCCAGGTGCGGAACAGGCGCCACCAGCTCAGCCGCAAGGTCCGCAGGAGCTTCCGGCACAGATGGTTAATTTTAATGAAAAGCCAAACACGATGACTGAGGCGTTAGCTGCCGAACAAACGCAACAGCCAGCTCAGCAGCAGCCGGTAATGGCTTCGCCAACAGCTTTGTCGGCATTCGGTTCTGATATGCAATTCAAGTCTGAGACAAAAGAGGTTTCCGATTGGGATGCGAAAGCGGAAGAGAATGCAGATAGATGGGTTGAAATTTTGGACCGCAACATTGAGCGTCTGTTTGAGCGTCAACAGCGGGTAGTCCTTGAAAAGGCAACCGGCGCAAAGTCGAAGAAACTAATTTCGGCAAACACCCTCACGGTTGAGAATATTTTTGATGATGAGGTGTGGGACAAGCAGCTTGAAGACGATATTCGTCCTGTCATCTCTGGCATAACCGCAGACGCAGCCAGACTAATTACTGAGCAAACCGGCATGCCTGTCGACATTGATGATGAAGAGGTGAAACAGGTCGCCGAAGCGCAGATGGAACGAATTAAGAAAGTAAACCAAAACACCAAGGGCGAAATTGCATCAGCAATTTTGATTGCAATGGCACTTGCTGATGACGAAGACAAAGTAGGCATGCTAAAGGCAGCCCTTATGGCAATCTTCATGAATCTCATATCTCAGCGTCGCCGAATGATTGCCGAGCATGAGGGTCAGGCGGCATATAACGCCGGCGTTTATTTTGGGTCCAAGCAGGTCGGTGCAACAACAAAAACGTGGATTTCGAACAAGGACTCGAAAGTCCGGGCTGAGCACAGACTGCTGGATGGCGACACAGTCGAAATGGGCGAAAACTTCAGCGTCAACGGCCAGATGATTCGTTTTCCTGGTGACCCACAGGCGCCCATAGGGCTAACAGCCAACTGTAGGTGCAGACTCCGCTTCGCAATTTAGAACTTTACTAAAACTAGCTAATTCATTCGCCAGCTTTACCCATTTATTGTTTATTATTGTGAATACCATTCGCAGAAAGTAACCAGAATGAACAATCAAGTCCAGGACTTTACTGAAACTCAGTACAAGGCAATCCCAGGTCAAATCAGCACAAACGAATCGCAGGGCATCGTTGAATGCTTTGTTGCTGGTATCGGGAACAAGGACAGCGTTGGTGACATCTGCCTGCCTGGCTGTTTTAACGGGTCTCTTAAAAGACGCAAGCCAAGAGTTGTTTGGGGCCACAATTGGAATGAGCCAATCGGAAAAGTTCTAGAAATTTATGAAGTCGGCCCAAACGACCCACGCCTGCCGGCAAAAATGAAAGCCAACGGAATCGGTGGCCTCTTTGCAAAGGTTCAGTTCAATCTCAAGTCCGAGCGCGGTCGCGAAGCTTTTAGCAACGTGCAATTCTTTGGCGAGGAGCAAGAGTGGTCGATTGGTTATAAAACTCTTGATGCAGTGTTTGATTCAACCAAGCAAGCCAACATGCTCAAAGAAGTTGAGCTGTATGAGGTGAGCCCGGTCCTGCATGGCGCCAATCAGCTCACGGGGACCATTTCAATCAAGTCAGATAAACCACTCAAGGACCCCAAGGGCGGATTGACCGCAGCAGGACGCGCACACTTCAAGAGAACCGAAGGCGCCAATCTCAAACCTGGCGTGAAGGGTCCAGCAGATACACCAATGAAGATGCGACGCAAGGGCTCATTCCTTACCCGTTTTTTCACCAATCCATCTGGTCCGATGAAAGATGAAAAGGGTCGCCCGACTCGACTTGCTCTCTCCGCTGCCGCATGGGGTGAGCCAGTTCCAAAGAATGCACAAGATGCAGCGCGTCTTGCGGCTAAGGGTCGCAGACTTCTCGAGCGCTATGAAAACTCAAAGAAGTCGGATGAAGCGTTTGAAGAAGTAGATGACAAGAACGTACAGATTTACTCAATTTCAGACGCTTCGCAGAATCCAATAATCGGGCGCATGGGCAATCTCGCGAAGGCTCTTTCTTCCCACTTTGGTGGCGAAGTGGCGGTGCGAGAGGCGGACAGCAATGTCGTTGTTTTCGACATTGCAAAAGACGGCAAGTCCGAGACAATGAGGGCGTCTTACCACACTCCGAATGAATCAGATTTTATGTTCGGAGCCGCACAACCAGTCCGAGTAGAAACAATCTACTTGCCGCTTGATTCAGATGGAATGCCATCCGGGTCTCCGATTCCTTCGAGTCCAAATATGCTTAACTCCCCCCAGAAAACTGGATGTGGATGTGGTGGAGCATGCGGAATGAAGTCGTCTCCATTCGCAACATGGGAACAGTTTAAAAATGACACACCTGGCATCCACATGTTTGTCAAAACTGCGAATATGGAAATGTACGAAGTTGCAAACGAAATCGCTGATTACCACGGTTTTGATGTTGAGCTGCTCGAGGATGGCTTTGCCATTGCGAACATTGACTGGTACGAAGAAGATGCCAGAAAGGCTCTTGTATCAGCAATCGAGGCAATTGAACTGAAGGCATTTGCCCGCGCAGCGAGAGCGCCACTTGGAGCAGCACGACGCGCTCGACGAATGGTTAAACCCTCGTCGTTCGACGGCGATGGTGACGGCATGAGAACTGGCCCAGATGGAAGAGACAACATTCCATATAGGAAGCCAAATGTTCCATCAATGATGCCCCCGCGAAGGGAGCCAACTGAAGTTCCCGAGCGCGAGAGAAAACCAACGGTAATCCCAAGAACCGTTCCGCGCCCGCAGCCAGCTCCAACCCCCGCCCCCGCACCAGTACGTCCGAAGACTCCAGCAAGACCGGGGACGCCAGGTGCTGTTTCTGGAAGAATGGGCTCTTCGCGTAGAGGTTCAAAGCTCAAACTGACGGATGCTGAGATTTACAAGCAGCGCATGGCGGGTGCCTCACTCGAAGATATGGCAAAGAAGCTCGGAGTAGAGCGAATTGATATTCGCCGTGCAGAGCAAAGGCATATGCAGAAGATGCGCAAGAGCCCGTCAGCGATACTCGAACAGTTGAGGGCGCTTGAAATGGACCCGTCTTCGCCATCAGGAACTCCACAACGGGCGATGGAGAGAGCGGTTGAAATGCTGGCCGAACAAAACTCTATGTCCGCCGAACAGGTGCGGGCAAGGATACGTCGAGCTTTGGCTAACGAGCGTAAAAAGAATATGACCAAGTCCGCTCAGGACGCAAGGTCTTTGGCGGCGTCTATACACATATCCATTTCTGAGAACTCAGACGTGTTTGTCAAGTCGTACTGCTCTGCAGTATCAGACGAACATCGAGCAGTGATAATTCCGATTGAAAACGAATTTATTGCTGAGTTTAAGGACGCTATGGAAACTGTTGGCAGTTACCACAACGTAACAATGGAGTTCATTGACAACGCAGTAAAGATTACGAATGCGGCAGAACTTACGGATGATGCGGTCGAGGCGTTGTCTAATGTTGTTCATTCAACTTTGATGACGGTTCCGGTAGAAGACTCTGAAATCGCAAGAGTGCTTGGCCTCACGGTCTAGACGATGCGTGACAATAACCTGTTGACAACGGCGCTGAACAACGCCACCAGGCTTCGCGATAAATCAATCATTAACGGCGATTTGAAGTCTGTGAGCAAATACGAAACAATTATTGACGAGCTGAGTGACGCAATTGAAAATGCGCAACTCGCTCCAGAGTTGATTGCATACAGAGTGAAGTCGTCGCGCTTTCTTAGACCGAAATCAAAACCCAACGTCAGCCGTAGTAACCCTGTTATGGGTTATGCTAAACCTATACAACATCAACGAATTTCATACAAATACAACTGCATGGTTACTGGCATAAAGCGCATGGATACGTGCGCTGGATGCAGTAATCCAAAAGGTTGTCTTTCGAATTCGATGCAATACAAGGAGCATCAGACATGACCGAGAAAGCAGCAGTCGTGAAATTGAACTCGGACGGTGAACTCGTCCAGTGCGCTAAGGGTCTTGCTGGCTCGGAGTGTGGCTATAAGGCTGGAGCAAAGGTATGTGGCAAGTGCGGCGCCATGGCTGTATCGATGAAAGATGACGAGAAAGAAGTTTCTGTGAAGCAGATGAAAAAGAAGAAGATGGCCGGTATGGTCGCCATGAATGCCAACCTCGATGAGGAAATGGACGACACCGACATGGAAGACACGGAAGACGAGGAATCGGAGGACATGGAGCTTGTTGACGACGAGTCAATGGATGACGACATGGACGAAGAGGACATGGACGATGAAGAGGACATGGACGAAGAGGACATGGAGTCTGACGAAAAGATGATGTGGAGCGATGACGAGGATGACGACATGTATGTCCGCCGTGCTGCGCCCAAGAAGAAAAAGAAGCAGTCGATGGAGGCCTCAGAAGCTGAAGTTGCAGCCGAAGAAGATGACGAAGACATCTATGCAGATGAAATGGCGACAAGAAGCAAGATGCGCCGCAGAAGGCTTACAAGCATGGGCTACAAGTCAGAAGACTTTGATGATTCTGCATTTGTTTGCGCGATTGACAAGAAGGTCTATCCAGGCGCCGCCAATGTGTGCGATAACTGCGTGGGTGGATGCGTTGCCGAAAAGGGAATGCCGGCGCTTATTGAAATCGAGGGCATGGCCGAGGATATGTTCAGAGGAAAGATTCTTGACTCTGGATATTCAGATGAGGCAGACCTGTTCATCGTTGACGTAGAGCGCAAGGACGGAAAGCCGATTGAGGTGTTCTTCGACGGTTCAACCGGCGAGATGATGGGTTGGCACAGACTCCCAGAAGACGTAATGCAGGTCAAGTCGGGCTTGCAGAACAAGGTAATGATTAGCTTTGGCGAAGCGGCTGACCTTGCCGTCAAGTCCGTTGATGGAGAAATAATTGCTGTAGAGCCAGACGTATTTGAGGGCTTTGATGTTTACGCCGTAGAAATCGAAGGCGTTAACGGAAAGTCGTATGACGTCTTCGTCTCTCTCGATGGCGAGGTGCTCGGATATGACGAGTACACGATGGAAGAAGCTTCGGAGATTGAAGCAGAGGCTGCTGAAATTGCCCTCAAGCGCGCATACTCGGAAGAGTCGCGTGGCGAGATGGCGAAGCGCGGAATGGCGCTTCCAGACGGGTCGTACCCAATCAAGGATGAAGCAGACCTCCGTAACGCAATTCAGGCATTTGGAAGAGCGAAGGACAAGTCAGCGGCAAAGGCGCACATCATGAAGCGCGCTGTTGACCTCGGCCTTGAAGACCTGATTCCAATGAATTGGGTTTCCAAGGATGACATGGAAAAGGCCAAGGGCGAAAAGTCTGCCGAGACGGCAGTTGCGTCAGACGAGTCGAAGTTCCTGTCAAGCCTCATGGAATTTGAAATGCTCACAGTCGAAGAGGAACTCAACGGCCCGAAATCCGAATAGGGTAAGATGGTTGTTGTTCCAGCAAAAAAATAGGCGCAAGCGACTGAGCGGTCGCGCCCCAGGAGCAACAAGTGGGAAACTCTAATCCAGATTTTGCGAATAAAGCCCTAAGGGACATTTCGCGACGCGGTGATTTCGAAATTGAGTTTGTACCCACGCTTGCCACCAAGGCGGATAAATCTCCGAAGACTGACGAAGCAGAAAAAGAAAAGTCGTACGCCAACGCGTATGACGAATACATCAAAACATGGGAGCCGGGTGACGTTCTCCCCATTGTCCCACCAGGAATAAAGTGGCATCTTTGCAGATTTAATCCAAGCCGTCTTGCCCAAGAATCTGAAGTTTTTGAGGTCGAGGGGCAGCCATCTGGGCTAAAACAAAAAAGTCTTGAGGACCAGATTGAAATCGATTACAAGGTACTCGGCAGAAAATTGAGAGATAGCGTTGAGTCGCTGCTTCGAAGAGCGGCAGGTGCACGCGGACTTTGGGTGGACGACAAGAATAAACTTAGGTGTCCTCCGGGTACTCCAGCCGCAAACCAGTTTACCGACATCACGGGAGCAAACTGTTTCATTCCGACACCCCGTACAGCCGCGCAGAGTGGTGCGCGAGCAGTGAGGCGAGCAGCACAGGGCGCAATGGCCCGCGGAGCACAAGTCGGAGAGCGAGTACCCGAGACATTCGATTTCGCCCGTGCGACCCAAGCCCAAATACAAGAGCTTGGATTTGAACGCGCACAAGAAGTGATGGCTGTCGGCGGAAGAATATCTCCTCCAGATGGAACAATTCCAACCGTCATTTCTGGAGCAATGAATGTTCCAAACGCTCTTCGAATAGGAGCCCCAAGACCACAACAGCAAAGACAAGGAAGGGGTTCTGGTTTCCGTGGAGCGCCTCCCGGGAAGGGGGGAGCCCAAGGTGTGTGGCTACCAGGCCTTCGTGAGCAAATCTATAGAGGCAAAAGACTTACAGAACTTGCTGATTCACTAGACCAAAGAATAAGAAATCCGAAATTGCCGAACGGACTGTTTCTGCCAACCGGAATGCCAGTTGGCGACATTAGAAATAAGCAAGAGTTCGTAAATGCCCTAAGCGCAATTTTCCCCAATGTTGACCCGGCCGAATGGGGACAATTGTTTGATAACTCAATTCCACAAAATTTGTCTTACGTTGAGAAAAAACGCCTAAAGGAAGCGCTCGTATCATTTTGGCAAGGAATAATTGCTGAGGGAATTGCGAATCCACAGCACGCTCAGTGGGTTACTCAGATGAATATTGAAACAACTGGCGAAGACGCTTTTCGTGTTGACCTAACGCCATACGCTCCGGACATTGTTTATGGCGGAAGACGAGCGTCTGCCACGGCGCTAAAACTGCAAAGCGGGCAAAAGGCATACGAAACAGGCGGTGTGCACTTCTCCCTAAACATCAACCCTTTAAAGATGTATCAGCAAGCATTGGGAATAGGGTTCGATAAAAACGGCCGTGCCAACGGCGTTGTTGACTCAATCCAGGGTGATATGCATTATATGGCAACGCATGAGTTTGGGCATATTG